GGGAACCATTAACTGGATAGTTGTCTTACCTACGCCCGAGCCATTGTTTGTCAAATGGATGATAGCGCCGTTGAGTTTTGTAAACTTATACAGATCCGAGCCAAACCCTGCGAAAAGTGTGAACGCACGTACTTCGTTTCCGGCGGCGGCGTAGATGTTGGCAACCTTCTTCCACTCAGCAATCGTACCTTTCTTGGTATAGAAACTGGCGATCTCCGCAGTGGCGTTTGATGACGGGCTGTAGTTCACACCCGATGCTGTGATCTCACGGTTACCTACGATAAACTTGGTATCGTCTTCGTGCCAACCAAACTGCTGACGTGCCTTCTCTGCCTCTGTCAGGTGTTGAAGTTCCTGCACCCACTTGGTGATGTATCCCATAAGTAAATCCAATCTTTTGTTGTACGCGGTTACGCCTTGGTACGCTAAAACTTCTCGCAATCTATCCTTAGACAAAACGCTTGATAGCGGCGCGGAAAATTCACGGATTCCGTCCTTGGGCATGTGTAAACGCATCCACAAAGATTCCCCTGTATCCGGATCGTTCAATCGCTTAACGACATAGAAGTCGTACTCGTAGATCAACTCGTCCTTCTCGTCTTCACCCTTCTCGTCTTTGCCCCAACCCCGCTTATAGACCCCGCCGTTCTTGCCACGGAAATACGGGTATGGGTAATCAGGAATCTCAACCGTGACTTCCTCTTCCAATATGGCGTTGTGCATGATAACGATGTTGTCTTCTGCCTTGGCCTCTGCAATGCGGGAGCCAATTTGAATCGGTGAAGTAATCTTGCCTTTGTGTGGGCAGTCTTGGCACGGTGCAGAGTTAATGCTTGAGAACGTAGCGCACTTGTACGGCTTCTCTAACAGAGCATGTGCCTTGTTGAACGTCTCTTGCGGGTCGTATTCAGAGTGTTGGTTGCTGATCTTGTGGATCGCTTTTTCACCGTCTTCGCAGTTGATGGCGATTGACAGCCCCGCTCTCCATAGTGGTTCTTCTACGGTCTCTTGTTCTTTGTATATACGTAGTAGTTGTGCGCACCCATCACCTTCGGCACTCTTGCGCATGATAGTCCCAAAGCGGGACACACTATTACCCATCAAGGCGCGGGTCGTTGCATCTATTGGGCGGCGTGGCGGGGAGTCAGAACCAAATAAACCTTTCGGCTCGTCATCCTCTTCTTCTACACCTATCAACGTCTTGAAGCGTGAGAACTCTACGGGCTGCGACTCGACCAATATAGCTACTGGCTTGGGCGGGTTGTCCTTAAAGTTCAGCGTCTCAGGTATACGCAGTATCCGTGCGGCATCTGCTGTAACCGCAGGGTCAGCAAGCAGATTATATGAGGCACAAAATTTCTTCAATGCTTCGGCTGTTGGCTTCCAATCGTTGTAACCAATGGTCTCCTTCAGCGTCCAGTAGACGTGTACGCCACGTCCTGAATTAACGATAGTGGGTCGAGGTAACCCTGTTGCTTTAACAAATATCCTGAGTGCATCTAGTTCGGATGCCTGTGTGCCGTAGGGCTTATTCTCCCCGCAATCTAGGTCAAGCCAAAAAGCCTTGAACCATTTTGCGTTCTTTGCTGTGCGGCCTTCGTTCTCCAGAAGATATTTAGCGCATCCAAAATATGCGTCATACCCTTGGGAGATAAGCCCGTCTACGACTCCATCAATCTCATCAATCGTCTCTACAAAAGTCTGCCTCGGCGCACCCTTCTTCAATCCAACCACACAGTACAAACCTTCAGAGGCAAGTACAGATGTGAGAAAGGGGTTCCGTGTTGTCATTGTTTTCTCTTTTTACAGACAAGTATGCCATCGGGCCTACTGGCGATAGACCCTAGGCGGGAATCAAGGTGCGGCGGTTGCCGTTAGACGATCAAGCAGTTCCCATAATACTTTGCGTTTGTTCGGGTGCGGTAGTGCTTTCCCCAAAAACCACATGTACACAGCTTGCCGTGATACGTCTAAGTGTTCTGCTACATCCTGTACTGGAATGTCACGTTCAATGCAGATGCGCCCAAGTTGCACACCCACATGAAATGGGTCTGCCTTATTATTGGCATCTACAAATTTACGAGAATAGCCTTTGTTGTTCATATTCTTCTTTTGTAATGACCTTCATCACACGTTGATTACGACCTGATCGGGCTTTACGTTTCTCCCCTGTGTCAACGACGAAACCCTTACGGATTAGGGGCGCATAGCGGGGGCTGATTGTTTGAATACCAAACTGCGGCAACATTTGCACAACGTCATCCCCAATACATCCATTAGGGAACTGCCTGATGACATCAAAGACAATGGTCTCTAGCGCGGTGGTATCTACCGACTCTGCTGCCTCGTGACTTGTTTCAGGGTCACTGTTACGCGCCAACCCCGGGAATGGGTTTGACGGAAAAGATTCGTTTTGCATTAAATTCTCCTTTGAGGGCGGGAGTTACCCCGCCCTATTTAATTACTCAGCCCAGTCGTCCAGTATGTCTGCCACATCTTTTGGCGCGGCTTTCTTGGTACGCTTGGTTGGCTCTGCTGTTTCTGCAACAGCTTCAGCCTCTACCTTGGTTGGCGCTTCGATGGCTTCTACTGCGGGAGATAGAGAAACTTTGGTAGCACCATCCATCTGTGCAGCAGTTGCGGCAATCGCGGCTTTAGCGTCAGCGGACTGACCCTTCTCAACTGTCAATGCCAACTCTTCCTCGGTCAGTGGACGCACGGCCTTGAACGTTAAACGTGGTGTTGCGCTTGCAGTATCAAAACGCATTTCAGTAACAACGGCAGTTACTGGCAGACCATGACTACCCAAGAACTTTGCGTATGCTTGCAAAGGCATCTTACCGTTCTCAACCGCACCAAAGATCGACTGAGCGGGGAGCGTCAGTTGATATACATCTCCTCGAATATCGTTCTCCAAGAGGACGGCAAGGCGCTGTGAGAAGCGACAGGCGCGGGAGTCACCTTGTCCTGATCCTTTGATGTTTTGTGAGCATGTGGCGCACTTGCTTGCTTGTGGTGCTTCGGCTTTGATATCGGGAGTGACACCATCGTTTGACCAACAGGTCGGTGCCATTGCTTGGCCTTCTTGATACGTTCCTGCATAAAATGTTCTCGACACGTTAGGGTTTGCCGCCGTAATAATGATAGGCATTGCACGGTCTTCGTTTTGGGCGATCTCTTTACCATCAACCATCATGCGAAAGACGTTGCCGCGAATGGAGATTCGCTTGCCGCCGCCGTTACCACTGCCACCCATCAGGGCTTTAGTAGTTGCATCCAGTTCAAGGTTTTTCAGGTGGGCAGGTAGTGTGTTACCGCCTTTAGAAAACAGGGTCATTTCGCTCATTTGGTTTCTCCAATTGTTACATTTTTGGTTTGCATTAAGGCATCAATGTCTGCGCGATTGAAACGCACTTTTGTGCCGATACGGAAATGAGGGATTGCTCCCTCGCGGGTCAAGTTGTAGATTGTCTGCCGCGACATGCGCAACAGCTTTGCTACTTCCTGTACGGTTAGCGATGCTTCAAGTTCCACTTGAGGTTCTCCTTATGGTTACGCTATATTTGCTGTCAGTATTCAAACCCATAGGCATAAGCTCGGGGTTCTCCTCCAACAACTGTTTCATTGTGGTTTGGCTGATACGTCGCTCTAGCAGTTCGGGCATCTTGTGTTCCAAGATGAACTTGTGCATGGACTCCCAGTCACTTGTCCAGTAGCGGGTCTTCACAGTACGCATTACCGTACCGTGAGTGCTACCAAGACGATCAACACCGATTTCCTTGCAAAGCTCCAATAGCTTGGCCTCCACAAGTTCCATCTGTAATTTCACAGAGCCGTCAGCTTCTTCGTAGCTACGTAGAATTTCAGCCCTTTTGTCGCGCATCTTTATGTAAACGGCGACGAGTTTATCAACCGATATTGTCTCGGTCATAGTTCTCTCCTTTTTGCTTTTATAGGTACGATAATACCCCAAAAATTAACAGTGTCAAGTCTTTTTTATCTTAGTATTTCTCCGTATAGGTCGATCATGCGGTTGTGAATATCTACCTTGTTTTCCAACATCTTGTACATGCGTCTCTCTACCCCACTACCTTGTAAATGCACCACCACTGAGGGGTTTTTTTGCCCCGCTCGGTGAACACGTGCGTTGGCTTGCAGGTAGGTCTCGACTGACATCACTGGACTCCAGTAGACGATAGTGTTGGCGGCATGCAGAGTTACCCCGTGCGAGGCCGCTTGTGGTTGGATGACCAGTACTTGCAAGTCATCCTTAGTTTGGAAACGCTCAAAGATTTCTGACCGTTTCGCCGCCGACACACTGCCGTGGATGACGGCTGTCGGGTACCCGTGCTTTCGCAAATCATCTGCGACCACTTCGATGGCGTGTCTGTATGGCACAAACACAAGCACCTTGTGGCTAGACTCTTCAACGACCTCACGTAAAACTGCAAGTCGATTGCTTGCATCGAAATGAATAACTTCTCCTGTGTCGGAATACACCGCACCACCAGATAGTTGTAGGAGTTTGTTTAAGTTCGCAGCCGCGTTGACTGTAGTTATCTCCTCCCCTGCCGCTTGTACAATAAGACGCTTACGTAGTAGCTCATAGTATTTCTCCTGTTGGGCAGTAAGGGGTACGTCTCGCGTTACGTAAGTCATCTCAGGTAAGTCCAAGCATTGCTCTTTCGTAAAACGTATCGCGGGTTGTAACGCCTTGAACACAATCTGCTCTGACTCTAACTTGGGTATCCACTTGAACTGCGTGATCTTGTGCATGACCTGATCGCGGAACCCACCAAAGAAACGCGGAATCCCTTCGGGGTTTACCAACTTGGCGATGCCATAGGCATCTAGCGGCGACTGCGATGCGGGTGTGCCCGTCAGCATCCACAACCACGTGTGCGGCTTCATCAGGTTGTTCAGCACCTTCCAACGTTTTGTAGAGGGATTTTTATAGGCGTTAGCCTCGTCAATTACGATGAGGTCAAAGCCACCCTTGATGATGTCATTAGCAACAATCTCCACCCCGTCATAGTTGATGATGACGTACTCAGCATCCCCTGCGATGATCTCCCTGCGCTTCTCCGGCTTGCCGTAGGCAACGTCCACCTTACGGTGCATAGCAAACTTGAACAAGTCATTGCGCCATGCCGACTCCATGATGGACAGTGGGCAGATAACCAGTACCCGCTTGATGATGCCCTTTGAGAGTAGGTAGTCCGATGCCCATATCACTGAACCAGTCTTGCCCGTACCTTGCTCGTTGAAACAGAACGACCGGCGGTGCATAGTCAAGAAAGACGCTGTAACTTTTTGATGTGCGAAAGGTTTATACAGGCCGGGCCACGCGTATGAAGCATTGATGGGCGAGGGTACATCTTTGATCTTGAGGTTCTTCAAGACAATCGACTCTTCCAAATCCCAATTCACTAGCACTTCAGCAATTTGCCCGTCATCTGACAAAACTTTGCTCTTCGGAATCACCGTGGTTATCCGGTCAGGGTTACGTACCTTCAGCAGTAACGCACGATTATCAATGATCTGCATTCTTTTCTCCAATGACCAACGCCCTGAACACGGTGTGTGTCAGGTTCTTTTTATAAGTTCCCCCGTGACGTGGGGGTTTCGGTTAGTTCCCCACAGAAAGTAGTGTGGTGCTAACTGGTACGGTTATGTAGGAATGAAATAAACCTGTCTGCTACTACTCGTACCTTACCTCGCAGACTTCATGAAACTCATTTCTTTTTGCGTTCTCTTGCGCTTGTCTCGGACACCACCTTGTGGTTCGATCCGCGCTTAAATGATCTGTTTGCCGATGCGCTCTCAACACGCACACCGTTCTTGTTAGCGCCACCCTTGGACAATGCTTTGACGTGAGCAACATCTTTACCTTCACGCATGTCAGCCTTGCCGTTGCCGTTGGCATCTTTAGCTTCTTTGTCTAACTTACGCCGTGCACGTTGTCGCTCCATTCGCGCTTCGTGTGCACCCGCA